ACCTTGCCGACAGAAGTATTACCAACCTCTTCGTAAGGTACGATTTTGCCCGCAATAATTCTGCGTTCGCCATCCGCGCTTTCTATGTGACTACTGAACGTAAGTAGCATTTGTGTTTCCATTTCCGTTAGGTGTCATGTCTTCCATTTCTTTAGCTTGTTCAACATCTATCAAACCTAAAGCCAACATTTTCTCTATTGCTTCTAGTCGTTTCATTGTGTCTGCACGTAAGAATGACTCCTCGATAGCAAATTTAACTATGTGTCCTCTTGGCGTTATGTCATCCATGCTAAGTCTGTCCTCAATGGCACAAATAAAAGGTTGTAGAGAATAAGCCACGAATTCTTTACGCCCATCAATGATGTTCTGGTAAGTCATTGAGTTATTCATATCTGCTGAAATATAATAGGCTGGTACATTCATGGCCCTGGCTATTTGTGTGGCAAGGTATTGTTGCGCCTCGTTGTACATCATGTCCTTTGGTGAAAATCCTGTAGTTTCGTAACTTAAAGTTGACGTCAAATATGCAGTGCTTCTATTTAATCTGCTTTGCTTCCATTGAGCCAGTAATCCAGATACTTGTTGCTCTGGTAAATCTGCACCTGTGTTCTTGATGTACCCAGTTGGAACTGGAGTTTGGGCAGCTACTGCTGCAGCCTTTTCAATATCAAGTGCGCTTTGAATTGTGCGAGCAGCAGTTTGTAATACACCTTGTGTCAGGCCCTGAAATGTAATAAGAGAACCAATACCAGACATTGGAGACTCAACACCATCTACATAATACTGATTGACCTCGGTGCCAAACTTATTAGTTGTAAATGTAACTCGATTGTTTGCTATCCATTCAAATCTTGAAGGCCGAAGGTCATCGGCATATAATTCTGTCACTCTCCAGTACGCGACTCCGTAAAACAGGAGACTATCGACAGTCCACGATAAAGTGACGGATCTTGGTTGCCGATAGTCTGGCTGTTCTACCCAGAGAGGATTTCCCAATTCCTCACCTGTTGACTTTTTGTAAAGTTCAAGAGGCAGGTAGGAAATTACACCAGCTATAAGGTTTCTGCAACGGCTAACCGCAGGAACTTGCATTGCATAATTGCGATCTAAACCGCCAGGAAAATTACCGACACCAGTTGTAAATGAACCGTAGCCATAAGCTGTGTCCATAATGGCAGGGGCGTATTGCGCTTGTAGAGATTCAGTTTTTTTATTTATACCTAAAGCAGACAATAGACCCATATCAACATAATATACCTAAAACGGACAATTAGTGCAAGTTAGACAATAATCTGCGCGGTTCGTTGTGGCTTGGTTAATTCAGAAGCAATCATTGCCAAACTAATTGCTGCCGTGACATCGCCAGCTGATTTGCGTCTAATAATTCTCCAGCCAGCATCGTTTGTTTTAGCTGCACAGTTATTTAGGTGCTGTACTAAGTCTGCCTGGCCAGAATGCACCAGTCTTCCGTTTGCCAACGCATCGGATAGATCAGAACACGCCTGGTAGAACGCTTGCCCCGATACATCTTGGACTCTCCAGCCACTTTGCTCCAGTTTGCTTGCTAAAGTTTGCGTGGCGTACTTGTCATAGCAGATTAAGGTTGGGTGATACTTGCGTGCCCATTCATTTATATCACTTGCCATCCTAGTTTCATCAACAGCTACTTCGCTGGTCCATAATTGCGCCAGGCCAACCGCAATCTTGCCATCTTTCATTTGGCCCATAACTAATGCGCCCGATCTACGTGTAGGCGCAATATCAAACGCCATAATAGTTGCTGGGCCCACGGGAATTTCTAGATTGCTATCACTACATGCCTCAATAGATCCATATACCCAGGGACTAACTGCGCTATCTATCCACTGGCATAACATCTCGGTTCTTGTAGCTTCTACACTGTTAGTATTTACCGACTCTTCTAAGGTTTGCTCGGTTATTAAATATCCAAGTGCTGGATTAGCAAAGGTCCAGGCTTTACGGTCATGTATTTTGCAGTGCTGAGGTGCGCTGTACTCGTAATAGCCTAAATTAGTAGGAGGGTATGACATACAGCGTTCTTTTAGATCGTTTAATACCTCACTGAACCCATCCCCAGCATTACTTGTCATTAAAGTCATGGCGTTGGGCCTAGCTCGCGTAACAGGCAGCGCAGCCGTAAATGCTTCTTGCGACCACTCTCTAAGTTCATCAAGATAAAGGAAGTCGGCAGTCTTTCCACGTGGCGCATCTCTTGTGGCCGCTGCGATTTCATACCTGGCACCGTTTAAAAGCGCAATAGACTCCTGGCCGTTAGCCAATCGGATCTGGCGCACCTGTTTAGATAAGAATTCGTTGTCTTCTATTGTATAAGCCACTTGCCTGAAGGTATCTAAGGCCATATTTCTATTAGAGGACATACCCAGCACGTTCTTTGAGCCCCACAGGAATAAATGAGCCAGGATTAGCATGCGAGCTAGATGAGTCTTTCCATTCTGACGTGCTACGAGAACAAGTGCCGATTTCTTTAAGAAAGTACCTGCAGGATCCACGGATAGTAGGTCATCAAGCACCCAACGCTGCCAGGGAATTAAAGGCAGATTTATTTTCTCCGCAAGGTCCGCAACCTCTTGTGCTTTGCTTGCGGTTTTTAATAATGGCGTGTGGATTCTAGGTTGCGTACTTCCAATCAACTCTAGCCCCCGTTTGATTGGGATTATTTCTGCATCCTTAGTAGTCACTTTGTAGCCCTTCTGGTCGTATGAATGGTGAATCTGGGACTGAACTTACCGTACTAGGGAGAGATGGCCCTTGAAAGACAGGGGGGGTCGGCGTAGGGCTAAAAAAACGATCACCTTTCGCTAGGTTGCACGCACGGCAAATAGCTGCACAGTTCTGTGGGTCGAACATATCACCGCCCTTTGAGCGTGGCCATATATGATCAACTTCGTTTGCTTCGTTACCACACGCGTAGCAGATACGACCATCACGATCTAAAATGGATAAACGTAATTTCTTCCATTGAGCACTACCCATAGCTCGTTGATGCTTAGCCTTCTTATTAACCATTAGTGCCAGCCTTTAAGCCTGTAATGATCTAGGGCCTTACACATAGAACCATATCTTGTTAGGTTGTATTTAATACCCCAATCTATTTGCTTATAAGCGTTAGCTCTTTGTAAGTACATAGATTTGCCTTGAGGTATTCCGTAGTGTGAACCGTTACGTGCAGCAGGGTTCCATCTACTCTCTTTGTAATATAACTCATCTATACAATAGAACTCATCTAGATCATTTAACTGAATGAATGCCCATTGACGATAATGATTTGTATTATCAATATTTGCGGAATCAGCTCTTTCAAGGCTTAACATTTGGCCTACAAATAGAGCGGTGACTACTAGCGTGCACCTCGCGAGCTTTCCCTTTACGGGCTCGCGTTTCCGCCTTGAGGGCGTATGCGATCTAGAGGGTAGCATGCCTATGCAAGTCCATCAGCATAACCGCAGGTCAGACGGCAAGTCGTGAGGCAATGGCATCGGCCATACCGTTGGTGCCTGGAAATAGATCATCTAATATATCTCCTTCTTGATAGTTAAGTAGGTCAAGTATCCACAGGTTAAAGGCAAGGGGTTTAGCCCCCACCAGGCCTTTACGCATAGCTCGTGCGCAACTGATCCAGTCACGAACCATAGGTTTGCGTTTATTATCTTTGCGCCCCCCCCCCAGCAGAACAGCTTCCCAGGCATATTGCACCGTGGTCGGCCTTATTTGATGAAAGGTTTTAGCCCACACACATATTCGTATATTGTCGTGCTTTATAATCCACGGTAAATCGGCAGGATTACAGCTAAGTGCCCAGCCATCAGGATATTCAGCAATTAAACGGTCAATCAAATCCCAATGGGCTTGCTTTGTATCCCAGACTTCTGCCTCGGAGTGTAGTTTTCCATACAATTTCTTACCTTGTTTGAAGTAAGGAGGGTCAGCGTATGCAAATTTCATCGTACTCGGTGCAACTTAAATCTATTTATAGCTGCCACCCCTGCCTCACCTATTGCGTAAAGGGCCGTGTTAAAGGTAATCGTTTTACGGCTACCATCGGCTCGATCAAACTTGTGATTATATGCAATAGGCATTATGGCCTCAGCGTGGTTCCATAGGTTAAACCACCATCTACCGTTAGTGAAGGGCACAAGGGCCACACCGTTGGAGTGTGATAGGAACCTATCTACCCAGGGCGTAGGCTTTGAATACGGTGGGTTCATCCAAACTAAGCCAAACCAATCATGAGCTAGTCCATCATCCTCTATGGTGTACTTGGTCTTAGCTGGTACCACGCCACCAACTATGGGTGAGCAAGGATCTAGGTCAAACTCTAGGCCCAGGCCATCAAATATCCACTGGGATGTGTAGTAATCGTCTCCACCTGAATTGCGTCTACCTGTAGGCATTATTTCTCCTTAATTAGTGAGCAAGTGTGACAGGCCACGGTAAGGAACATCCAACTGCCACACTTATCACATCGGATTATGTCCGAGTCAGGTATAGTAAGTGCCTCAGCGATATTTTTCACGCCGACACACCCACAATCCATACATTGATACGCTTTGAATCCCTCTGGCGTATTAAGTTGATCTAACCAGAGGAACTCAGTACTGCGCTTACAGCCGTTACACTTGAACTTGGCGTGCACTATGCTAATATTCCTATTGCCTGGTATGGCATTGAGTACAAACTAGGAAATTACCGTTATGTATCAACCTGTCGTCATTACAAGCTATACATAAGTCATCAGATGGCACAAACTTTACCTGGTCGTTCTCCATGCGTTCCAGGTAAGGTCCGCCTCTTAGGATCTCTACATACCCCATCACTCACCCCCTTTGCCTAGCTCAGAATCGTCTGGCCAATACCAAGTGCCTGCTGCAGTAAGTTTGGCCCACTTGGCCTCGCATTGATCTGGCTTAGATGCGCTGCATACATATCCTGCGTAGGGTTTGTTAGTACCTTTGGCAATTCCTTCTTTCTTTACCATACTGCCGTGCCGACAAGTAAAGCCAACACTAACCACTTCACCGATCTGAGTAATGCTTTCACCAACAGACCACTCAATAGGTACAGGCTCATTGCCAGTATTTTTAGATTGTGTGTTAACAATATGAAGCGCATGCTCCATTGCAGCCGACTTAGATCCTGGTCGGCCATACTTAGGTTTAAATGCTTCTGCTTCCTTAGCATTTACTGAGGCCATTTCCTCTCGGCTTGGGCGTTTGCCTTTAGCTGAGAGACCCGAGTTGCTAATTGCCCTACCAATTGCGCTTGTTTCGCAGTTAGGTAAAGCAAAATTCGCATTAACCCCTCTATCACTAACAGTCTCACTCGCAAGCCCAGTAGCACACGGCTTGAGATCTGCTTCTGTTTTGAATAGCCTACAAACAACAATGAATCTAACGTTTGTGGCCTCGATAATTTCTGTTTCCACTCTTCCATCTGGATATAACCCCCACCATTTATGTAGTCGTTCATCAACTGTCTCGTACTGACTTAAATCAAATGCCATTATTCTCCAGCCCTCCATTCAAACTCTCCGTCTTTCTCGGCTTCAATGCATAGTTGGTAGATTGCCATGTATGCACAGATGTCCACGATACTGTCCTCGTGTCCAGGACTTTCAGCCAGCCTGGATATTTTCTGCAGAACGTTAATAATCGGTATGTCGTGAGGCATGATCGGATAGTCAATGTATGCACTGACCGACTTTGCGATACGCTCCATGTTGTAGATTGCGTGTCCATAGACAACTCCTCGTTCATGGACAAGTGCCGTGGCATTATTAAACAGTTTCTCAGTTGTTGTCGGCATCGATTTTGTTTTCTATCATTCTGCGGTGCATGTCCCAGCCATCTTTACGGCCTAACCAGTAGTAACGGGTCTGGATGCTTTCTTTGATCTCAGCCAAGATCCATGCAGCTATACCTAAGCCCAGGAATATCCACGCTAGTTGTAGCATGTCGTCTTTGGCGGTCATGCGCTTACCAGTCTTTTACTTACATGGCAAGGGCTTGCATAATTAGTTAACATAACCCAATCGCCAGTGCCTTCATCGCTATGAATAGCGTAGTTTTTACCTAGCGTGCTAATAAAAGCTTCCGCTAATTTTAATGCAGCGTAATTGTCAAACCAGTACGCATAGTGCCAGCTGAATAATGGCATAGGATCAAATCTGTCTGCTTGCTTTTCCCAGTCTAGATTCATCCATTCCATCGAATTGATCCACAACCGCTCAAAATCAGCTGCGGTTAATCTCATTTCTATTTTCATCGTAGCCCTGCTTTCTGCGCCACAATTTGTGGCACGAGAGAAGTATGGCATCTGTGTACGACTTTGTGGATAGTTTTAGAGAATATTTGTATAACGATTAGGTAACGATTTACCTGTAATGCCTGCCCAGTGCTGTAAATGAGCCATCCTTAGGATCGATTGGCACTAACGTTGGTGTTAGCGTCTTTCCCTCGGCTTCTAGTATAGCAAACCCATTCTGCCAATTCGCGCTGTTATAGCGAATATAGCCCGCTTTCTTTCGATCCATAAGGTTTCCTACCTCTACCCCATATAAGGCCCTGTAATGGCCGTTTACGCCCTCTGAGTAGGCACTCATGCCCAGCCTATGCGAATGTCCTGCCAAAACGGACTTACCAAACTTCTTGGCTAAGTTAAGAGCTGTAATTCCTGCGTGCTGGCTCATATTGCCTTCATCTCCGTGGCAAAGTACCCAGTCAGGGTGGAACTCATAGGCCTTGCGATGGTAGGTCATACCCATTTCAGCGAACCCCATAAAGGCTGGGTATTGTAGCTCGGGTAGGTTAATTAACCCTGGTACTTTTAATAAAGTGCTGTATAAGCGATCAGTATGATTAGAACGGATAATGTGCATTTCTGGACTGTACTCACCGATATCCCAGAGTATCTGCTTACATAGCTCACGGTCAGCGTGTAGATCCTCGCTATAAGCCAGAGGTGTGCCTTCACTCCATTTGCTAATCGAT